CGCTTCGACACCGACCGGCTCGACATCACCATGGACATCGAGCGCCTCGGGTCGATCGCCTCCATTCCCCTTGTCGAGATCAGGCGGTGAAGACCCTTCCAGTGGGCATGCATGCGCACCTTGACGAGGGCACGACGACGCTCGCTTGGTGCTGGCGGATCGAACGCGCCGACGGCCAGGTCCTCGGCTTCACCGACCATGACCGCACACTCGTCTTCGGCGGGACGAGCTACGAGCCGGAGTCCGGCTTCTCGGCCTCCGAAATCCGCGCCGGTTCCGACTTGAGCGTGGACGCGCAGGACGCGGCCGGCGTTCTTTCCTCCGACCGTATCACCGAGACCGACATCCTCGACGGGCGCTGGGACAATGCCACCGTCGAAGTCTGGCGGGTCAACTGGGAGAACGTCGATCAGCGCGTGCTCATGCGCCGCGGCAATATCGGCCAGGTGCGCCGGGGCAAGGCGGCCTTCGTCGCCGAGGTTCGCTCCCTGTCGCATCTCCTCAACCAGACGGTCGGGCGCACCTTCCAGTACTATTGCGACGCCGCGCTCGGCGACGCGCGCTGCGGCGTCAACCTCGACCATCCCGCCTACAAGGGAACCGGGACGATCACGGCGGTCGTCGCCGACCGCGTCTTCAAGGCATCCGGTCTCGGCGCCTTCGCCGGCGGCTGGTTCGAGCTCGGCTTCCTTGAATGGACGAGCGGCCCGAATGACGGCCGCCGGGCCGAGATCGCCGGCCACACCGCCGGATCGCCCGTCCGGATCGAACTTTTCGAGGCGCCGGTCAGGCCACTCGGCGTCGGCCACGCCTTCGTCATCCGCGCCGGCTGCGACAAGCAGCTCAAGACCTGTGCGCAGAAGTTCGACAACGTCGTCAATTTCCGCGGCTTCCCGCACATCCCCGGCGACGAGACGGTGATCCGCTATCCGAACCGGGGCGACAGGAACTCCGGGAAGCCGCTCAAATGAGGCGGGCGAGGCCGGCAAGGGTGGCGCGGCCGGCGCGCGTCGTCGCCGCGGCGCGGTCGTGGCTCGGCACGCCCTACCACGATCAGGCAAGCCTCAAGGGGATAGGCTGCGACTGCCTCGGGCTCGCCCGCGGTGTCTGGCGTGAGGTCGTCGGGGTTGAGCCGGTGGTTCCGCCGCCCTATTCGCGCGACTGGGGCGAGGTCGCCAAGCGCGAGACCTTCGCCGAGGCCGTCCGGCCCTTCATGGTCGAGATCGACCCGGCCCAGGCCGGCCCCGGCGCGCTCGTGCTCTTCCGCATGCGCGACCGTGCGCCGGCCAAGCACTGCGGCATTCTCGTCGAGGACGGCGAGTTCATCCACGCCTACGAGCGCTGCGGGGTGATCCTCGCCGCTTACGATCGCGCCTGGGCGCGCCGCGCCGCCTATGCGTTCCTGTTTCCGTCGCGCGGTTCCCGGTCCTGACCTCTCATGGCTTCCGTCATCCTCAATGTCGTCGGCGGCGCGATCGCCGGCCCGATCGGCGCCGCGATCGGCTCGGTCGTCGGCGCGGTGATCGACAGCAGGATCGTTGCCGCGCTCACGCCCGAGCAGAAGATCGAGGGCCATCGCCTCGAAGACCTCCGCGTCACCACTTCGACCGAGGGCGCGGTGATCCCGCGCGTTTACGGCCGCATGCGCGTCGGCGGCAACATCATCTGGGCGACCGACTTCCGCGAGGAAAAGCACACGACCGAGAGCGGCGGCGGCAAGGGCGGCGGCGGAGGCGGCGAGACCAGGACCACCGAGTTCCTCTACTTCTGCTCCTTCGCGGTGGCGCTGTGCGAAGGCCCGATCGCGCGGATCGGACGGGTGTGGGCGGACGGCAAGCCGTTCAAGCTCAAGAAGGTGAACTACCGGCTTCACCGGGGCACGGAGACGCAAGGGCGCGACCCGCTGATCCGCTCGATGATGGGCGACAACAGGACGCCCGCCTATCGCGGCCTTGCCTACATCGTCTTCGACGACCTGCCGCTCAAGAAGTTCGGGAACCGCATCCCCCAGCTTTCCTTCGAGGTCTTCCGGCCGGTCGACGATCCGGACAGCGCTGGGCAGCTCATCCGCAGCGTGACCATGATCCCTGCGGCGGGGGAGTTTGTCTATGCGACGGAGACGATCCGCCGCGGCGGCGACGGCGAGACCACGCCCGAGAACGTCAACTCGACCGAGGACGCCCCCGACATCGTCGTCTCGCTCGACGATCTGGAAGCGGTGGCGCCGAACCTCGAATCCGTGGCGCTGGTGGTCGCCTGGTTCGGCACCGACCTTCGCTGCGGGGAGTGCCAGATCAGGCCCGGCGTCGAGGTCGCGAGCAAGACGACCACGCCGGAGACCTGGGTCGTGAATGGCGTTTTCCGCGGCGCGGCGCATCTGGTGAGCCGGATCGACGGCAATCCCGCCTACGGCGGCACGCCGGCGGACTTCGCCGTGATGCAGGCGATCCAGGAACTCAAGGCGCGCGGCTACCGCGTCACCTTCTATCCCTTCGTCCTCATGGACATCCCCGCCGGCAATGCGCTGCCCGACCCGTATTCCGATAACGCAGGGGAGACCGGTCAACCCAGGTATCCCTGGCGCGGCCGGATCACCTGCTCGCCGGCGCCGGGCTACGCCGGCAGCCCCGACAAGTCCGGCGCGGCGGCAGGCCAGGTGAGCGCCTTCTTCGGCTCGGCCGCGCCCTCCGACTATTCGGTGAGCGGCACGGCCGTCAGCTGGACCGGCGCCTCCGGCGAATGGGGCTACCGCCGCATGGTTCTCCACTACGCGCATCTCTGCGCGGCGGCGGGCGGCGTCGATGCCTTCCTGATCGGCTCGGAGCTTCGCGGCCTGACGCAGGTGCGCTCGTCGTCGTCCGCCTACCCGGCCGTGACCGAGCTCAAGTCGCTCGCCTCCGCCGTGCGGTCGATCGTCGGCGGACCGACGAAGATTTCCTACGCGGCCGACTGGTCGGAGTATTTCGGCCACCATCCGCAGGACGGCTCGGGCGACGTGTTCTTTCATCTCGATCCGCTGTGGGGGGATTCGAACGTCGATTTCGTTGCGATCGACAATTATATGCCGCTCTCCGACTGGCGCGACGGCTTCGGCCACGCCGATGCCCTCGCCGGCTGGCGATCGATCCATGATCGCGAGTATCTCGAAGCGAACATCGAGGGCGGCGAAGGCTTCGATTGGTACTACGCGAGCCAAGCCGATCGCGACGCGCAGAACCGCACGCCGATCACCGACGGCGCCTACGACAAGCCGTGGGTGTTCCGCTTCAAGGACGTTCGCGCCTGGTGGTCGAACCAGCACTTCGACCGCCCGGGCGGCGTCGAGAGCGCAAGCTCGACCGCCTGGGTGCCGCGCTCGAAGCCGATCCGCTTCACCGAGGCCGGTTGCCCTGCGGTGGACAAGGGCACCAACCAGCCGAACGTCTTCTACGACCCGAAGTCGTCGGAGAGCTTCCTGCCCTGGTATTCCCGCGGCGCCCGCGACGACTTCATCCAGAGCCGCTACATCGAGGCGATCTACCGCTACTGGGCCGCCAACAATCCGACCTCGCCGGTCTATGACGGCCCGATGATCGACATGGGCGAACTGTCGATCTGGACATGGGACGCGCGGCCCTGGCCCGCTTTTCCCGGCCGCGCCGATGTCTGGGGCGATGTCGAGAACTGGCGGCTCGGGCATTGGCTCACGGGCCGGCTCGGGTCCTCGGGCCTCGGCGCCCTTGTCCGCGAGCTCTGCCGCCGCGGCGGCCTCGACGACACGCTGATCGATGTCTCGCAGCTCGCCGGGTCGGTCCGCGGCTATCTGATCGACGCGCTGGAAAGCCCGCGGGCCTCGATCGCGCCGCTTGCCCGCTTCTTCGGCTTCGACGCCGCCGAATCGGACGGCGCAATCCGGTTCGTGCCGCGTGGGCAGGCGCCGGTCGCCACCATCGCCGCCGACGCGATCGTCGCCGCCCGCCGGCGCGAGGACGAGGACATCGAGATCATCCGCGCCCAGGAGACCGAGCTTCCGCTCGCCCTCAAGTGGCGGCTTCTCAACGCCGGCGAACAGTACGAGGGCATGACCGTCGAGGCGCGCCGAATCATTGTCGATACGGCGCGCGTCCGCTCGGAGAGCTTCAAGCTGGCGGCATACGCCGGCGGGGCCGACCGGCGCTGCCGCCGGGCGCTGGCCGAGGCCTGGATCGAACGCGAGCAGGTGAAGTTCGCCCTGCCGCCGTCGAAGCTCGGCCTCGACGCCGCGGACGTGGTCCTCCTCGAACACGACGGCCGCGATCTCGAACTCCGCCTTGCGGCGATCGCCGACGCCGACGCGCGGGTGATCGACGCGGTAAGGACCGACGCGGTGATCTACGGCGCCCGGCCGGGACCGGACCGCTCGCCCTCGCTCCCCGTTCCGACCGTCTACGGCGCGCCGGCGGTGGCGGTCATGGACCTGCCGCTCATCCGCGAGGATGTGTCCCCACACCGGCCCTATATCGCGGTCTACGCCTCGCCCTGGTACGGGCAGGCGGCGGTCTACCGGTCTTCGACCATGGACGGGTTCGCCCTCCTCGATGCCGTCGGCCGTCCCGCCCGCATGGGACGTCTCGCCTTCGACTTCCATTCCGGCCCCTCGTCCCGCTTCGACCGCGCCAATGAACTCTGGATCGACCTTTCCTCCGGCACCCTCGATAGCGTGACCGACCTTGCCCTCTTCGGCGGCGCCAACGCGGCGGCGATCGAGTCCGAGGCCGGCGTCTGGGAGATCGTCCAGTTCGGCAACGCCGAGCTCGTCGCCGAGCGGCGCTACCGCTGCACGCGGCTCCTGCGCGGCCAGCTCGGCACCGAAGGCGCCATGCGCGACCCGGCCCCGGCCGGAAACCGCGTCGTCGTCCTCGACGCGGCGGTGACGCCGCTTTCGGTGGGCGCGGCGGATATCGGCCTCGACTTCAACTGGCGGGTCGGCCCCGCCTCCGAGCCGCCCGACGACGACGCCTATGTCGGCTTCCCGTTCACCCCGCGCGGCATCGGCCTCAGGCCCTGGTCGGTCGGCCACGTCAGCCAGCCCTACAAGGTCGCCCGCGTGCCCGGCGATCTCACCATCTCCTGGAAACGGCGCACGCGGTCGCCGGTCGGCGACAGCTGGGACGCCGTCGAAGTCCCGCTCTTCGAGGAAGCCGAAGCCTATGAGGTCGATATCCTCGACGGCACGGCGGTCAAGCGCACGCTTTCGACCGGCACGACGAGCGTCGTCTATACCGCCGCCCAGCAGATCGCCGACTGGGGGGCGCTGCTGGCGCCGCCGGCATCCATCGACATCGCGATCTACCAACTTTCAACGACCTTCGGCCGCGGCGCGCCCAAGGCTGTGACGCTCTTCTTCTGAAAGGCATCCCATGGCCGACGAGACCACCCACCTCAAGCTCCCCTACATCCTCGCCAACCAGGCGCAGAAGCACGTCACCCACAACGAGGCGATCCGGCTCCTCGACGCGCTGGTGCAGATGTCGGTCATCTCGCGGACGCTCACCGCGCCGCCGGGAAGCCCGTCCGATGGCGACCGCTACATCGTCGCCGCCGGCGCCACCGGCGCCTGGGCGGGGTGGGACTGGAACATCGCCTATTACGTGGACGGCGGGTGGACAAGGCTCGTGCCGAATCCCGGTTGGACGGCCTGGGTTGACACCGAGGCGCTGCTGTTCACCTGGGACGGCAGCGCGTGGACCGCATGGAACGTCTCGCCTTCCTTCCGCGACGATCTCTTCACGCTGTTGGACGACACCGACCCGACCAAGAAGGCGCAGTTTCAGCTGTCGGGCATTTCAACCGGCGTGACACGCAGCTACACACTGCCCAACGTCAACGGCGCGCTCGCGAGTCTCGGGAACCTCGCACAGACCTTCGCCGGGGCGATAACCTTCTCGAACACCTTTATCGCGTCGGCTGCGACGGCATCGCTTGGAACGAGCACGGCGGCCTCGACCGTGAATGTCGGCACCGGCGCCACGACCAGCGGCAACACCAAGACGATAAATATCGGCACCGCCGGCGTATCCGGATCGACGACCAACATCAATCTCGGCTCGGCGGTAGGCGGCGCGCTGGGCACGCTCACCGTCAGGTCGCCGAACGTCACATTCGACAGCGTGAGCGGTTCCCTGCTGGCGACGCTCAACAAGTCGGTCGCGGGCAACGATGTCGGCTTCAGCTTTCAGACGGCCTTCTCGGCCAAGGCGCTGATCGGACTTCTCGGCAATGACGACTTCACCTTCAAGGTGACGCCGGACGCCTCGAACTACTACGCCAGCATCCGCACCCATGCCGGCCTGCACGGTCGCACCAGCCTGAAACCCTCCGAGCGCGAATATCCGATCACCTGGCTGCCGCGCGCCGGATCGGCGACCTTCGACGCGGTTGGCCTCGCGACCGCCTCGACCGGAACCGCGTCGGCCGTCGCGCCGTCGAGCAGCAACCTCTTCACGCAGGCCCCGCGCAACAAGATCGCCTCGGCGGCGACCGCCGGCTCCTCCGCGACGCTCCGCGGTTCGCAGCTCTGCCTCTGGCGCGGCAATGCTGCCGGGCTCGGCGGCTTCTATCTCTGCATGCGCGGCGGCATCGAAACGTTCCAGTCGAATGCCCGCATGTTCATGGGCCTCTACTCGGCGGCGGCCGACATCGGCAACGTCAACCCCTCGACGCTCCTCAACATGGCCGGGATCGGCTTCGACTCCGGCCAGACGACGCTCCGGCTGTTCCGCAATGACGGCAGCGGCGCGGCGACCGCGATCGACCTCGGCGCGAGCTTCCCGACCAATTCCAGCGAGACGCTCTATGAACTGATCCTGAGCGCGGAACCGAATGCCTCGGAGATCAGATATCGGGTCGAGAACCTCAACAGCGGGGCGGTCGCCGAAGGCGCGCTGTCGTCCGACCTGCCGGCCAGTACCCAGTTCCTCACCCCGCACTTCTGGTTCAACAACGGCACCACGGCTGCGGCGGTCGAGATCGCGGTCGTCAGCCTCTACGCCGAGCCGGCCTCTCTGCATGGCTCGCGCGGCTCAATCGCATAAGGAGGATTCTGCACATGCTGGACACATCGCAGCTGCCGCCGGGGCTCCGCGGCCTGATCGACGAGTACAAGGCGCAGATCGGCGAGCTTTCGGATCGATGCGCCGGCCTGTCCTCCGCTCTCCGCGACGCCCAGGAAAGGCTCGGCGCCGCAACGGAGGAGCTGGCGCGGCTCCATGCCGACGCCGGGCCGTCGAAGAAGGATTGACGGATCATAGCGGGACGGGCGCGTGCCATGAACAAGGAAGACATCGAGGACATTGCCCGCACGGCCGCGCGGGAGGCGATCCGCGAGATGCTGATCGCGATGGGCGTGGATACCTCGAACCCCGCGGCCATGAT